TCTGGTCACTGCAAACCAAGCAATGAATACGCCCTTGTTTATTCTCATTAGCGTTGCATTGATCAGCATTCCAGTCTTGGCGCATTTTAAAAAGGCACTAAACGCAAGTAAGCGAATTGTTTCACTCATATACGATTCCGCAATTGTTGGAGTCATTGGATTACTTACCCTTGGAAGTTTACTGATCCTGTATTCTCTCTACACGAACAAGTATGAAGAATATGCGTACATTGCGACGGTTGGGTTGGCAGCGTTTACCGCGATGACGATTTTAATTTTTCATTTTCCAACCGATCCATCGGAAATGATTTCATTCACAAAGAACCTCTCCATTTTCGGAGGGCTCATGTTATTGTCGCAACGATTCATTCGCGCATGATGCTGCCGGCCTTTCTTGGAGTGTGATGCACCAACACACAGGTTGGCTCATTCTAACACATGTTTATGTGTTTCCTGAATTTCAAAGTAGAGAGAAATTCAAGCAAATAATACAACCAACGCAACCAACTCAACCAACGCAACCAACGCAACCAACGCAACCAACGCAACCAACGCAACCAACGCAACCAATTAAATCCGGCGGGATTAGTATTTCAATTCTACTCACATTAAATATCCGAATCCATAATCCAATGACCAGGGAACAGAGGAGGAGGGGGTTAAAGGGCACTACGCAGTGGACGCATGTCCCCCCAAGGAGGGGTTTGGGGAACGTAGTCCCCCAATACAGTAGTAATAATCGGCAATGACCGTCTTGGCCTTGACGTATCGGCTCATTTTTGCGGCGCACACGCCTTCCGACAAGGCCGCGTTTGCAATCGTGGGCCACGAACTCAACAGCTGGTGCGTGGTCGCCTCCCTCTTTTCCACCCTTTTGCCAGTGGTTGACGTGCATATTGGGTTGTTGGTGACTGCGTTCGTCATCGCATAATAATCCTCGCGCAATGACACGCCATAGTAGCCCTCATTGTTTCCCTGTTCGGTCCACACGGTTGCTTTCAGCGCATGCGGCGACGCATTCAAATACGCCTTCAAATCCTTCATGTCTGTCTCGGTTGTTGTTAGTCCAACCGACTGCTTCCATTTCTGGTACTCTTTCAGTAATACGGAATTTAAAACCTTGCCGCAGTCCGAAAATTGGCACCGTTCAAACAGAAACGTCTCCACATTCGGGCTCAACGAAAGCGATGATGCCTCCGCGGAATTGGACACTAATATCTTCTTGTATTCCACCGTTTTCAGTTTCACGCCAAGGTAGCCGTGCACCCCGCGAATACGCTTGGCCTTGAATCGCACGTCCAAATAGTTCTTCAGCGCGTGGAACGTCTCTTTTGTCGGCTTGGTTTGACACCACAGACGGAAGCGTCCCTCCATGCTCACCGACGACTCCTCCACGTCGGGGCGCACAATGCACGCCACTTTGATGAATTCGTTGAACTTCTGCGTCAGCTCGTCCTCCGGCAGCAGCACGTTCTGATACACCGATTGGTGACCCGCCGCAACCACCTCCAGCTCCTGCTTCTGTTTGGTCGTGAGTTCCCGCAAATCGTTCAGTTCAAGGGCCTGGGTTGCCACCGTTTTTTGCAGTTCACGGTTCTCGGCTTCAAGCACCTCGTTGCGCTGCATCAGCCGGTTGAAATTGTCAATGCTGTACGTGCGCGAATGAATGATGTCGGCGATGTGTTTCTTCAGCCGCTCAATCGTGAAATTCGTGCTGTCGTATGCAATGATTTCGGTCTTGTTTTTGCCGCCCACTTCAATGCTGCGGATGTGGCGCTTGATCTTCGGATACGTCTTGATCAGGTTCTCTATCTCCACCTTGTTTTGCACCCGGAAGGCGGCGACCAGCACGAAATTTTGGTATTTCTTGCGGTGGTCCATTACGCGCGTGGAGAGATCGTTCGTGTGGCCGAATTTGATCAGCTTCTCGTTTTCGGCATTCGTGTTGTCAATGGTGCCAAAGTAGATGCACTCCGTGTTCAACGGGAACTGGCCAATGATCGCTTGCTCCACGGCGCGCTGCTTCTCCTTCTTCGTGGATTGGATCATGAATTCCTTTTCTTGGATCATGGATTCCTTTTCTTGGATGACGGCGTTTTTTTGTTCCAACTGCTGTTTGAGTTCATCGGTCTCTTCATCCACGACCTGATGCAAAACCTCTTCCATCTTCATGTAATACTCATGGATTTCTGATGCCTTTTTCGTTTGGGCCTTCAGGCACAACGACTTGAAACAACGAACCGTAAGCATGATAATTTGCTTGTTGTGACCGCCATTCATTTTTAGTTTCGGGGTATCCAAAGTAGTGAGATTTTTGTAATCAATGTCAATTTTGAACTGTTTTTCCAACAAGGTCATTGCATTCACCTTTTGTTGAAATCCTAACCATTTCCAGACATTGTCCAAATCAACGACGAAATCCAAATTTTTGTCATAGTTCAAGTAGCAATAAAAACTACTCACAAACAACTGTTGTTCAAATCCAGTGAATGATTCCTGAATTTTGGTCAACAGTCTGCCATTGTATTCTTGCGACAGTCGGGTGATGGGGTTTTTCTCAATCAGCTCAACGATGTTCAGCTCCTGCTGTTGTTGTTGATGTGTATGTGTTGCGGGTTCCATGAGGTATGGGTTTATACTATGCATAGGCGGACTCTGTTTAAGTTGGTTTAGGCATAAGTGTTTTTATGTTTTGAAAGCAGATATCATAAAACCAGTTTAACCATATTAAATTAGTTTATGAAAAAGTGCTTTTGTTTGTGCAAAAGCACTTTTTAAAATTTGCCTTTCGCATTGAGAAATCAAGATTACAAATCGCTTTCGCGTATACGAAAGCAGACATAAATGGGGAGCTATTTTTTCAACATGCAAATCTTGCTCACGCAGTTGCGTGAGCGCTTTTCACCATTTGCTCTTTTTTACGTTGATTTTGGGCCCTTTTTTACCGGAGTTTTTGGGGTCGTATGACTCCTCTTCATCATCCGAGTGCAGATCTTTGGAGATTTCCCAGAATTCCTTAGAGCCTAACTTGAACGGACCGTGCTGTTGCGCCTTGTACCAGAAGATTTGTTCGTGCAGTTTGTTGGATTTCGCATTGTTATTGATGACCAAGCACTCAAAATTCTCGGTGCACTGGTCCATCACCTGACAAAAGCTCTCAAACGTGGGGAACATGCCCGCGTAATTCTCCCAGATGCGTTTGCGGTTAGCAATGTAGGGCTCGCGCAGGATAAACACGTAATCAATGTTCGTGCGCAAATTGGGCGGAATACCAAGCGGATATTGCATTGTGATGACTAACATGATCTTCCAATGACGCCCGTTCATAAAAAGGAGGCGCATCATGACGTCCTTGGTCCATTTGTTGTCGTACAGGCAGTCGTCCAGGACGACGAAGGTGCGGGGGTCAATGGTGGAGCGCTTGTAGCTTTCAATTTCCTTTTTCACTTGTTTGAGGACGGCCTTTTGGCGTTTGAGGATGTTTTCGATGATGGCGGTATTATAAGCGTCGTGAATGAAGAGCTTGGGGACGTGGGCGGCGAAGAAGCCGTTGCCGGCCTCGGTTCCGGAGATGACGGTGCCGATGGGGATGTCCTGGTGGTGGAACATGAGGTCCTGGACGAGGAAACTTTTGCCGGTGTCACGGCGGCCGATGAGGACGATGACGGGGCCCTTGTTTTCGTCGGGCCTAAAGCTGATGGAGCGCATATCGAATTTGGAGAGTTCCAGATTCATTGTTTAAAGTGCAATAGTTTAAAGTTTGAATGAATGTTGGCACCTATTACACTACAAATAAATAATATTACGAATATTTAAACGCGAGTGCGATGGCGACGGATTCGATGAAACGCGATTCAGTGAAACCGTATTGGATAAAGAAGTTTTACTATGCATTGTTGTATGCCTGGTATGCATTGTATGCGGTTGCACTGCTGGGCATTGCGACGGTTGCGCCGGCCTACTTGGACACGTTGAATTCGGTGTTGAAGTATTTCATAATCGCGTTTTTGCTGGTGCGGTTCAATCCGTGGGTGGATTACGAAATGACTGCATTTGACCGCACGGTCGTGTTTAGCGCGGCGTTCTTTTTGCTGGCATCCACTGCGGTCGTGTCACTGATAACAAATGCGTTGCACACTCCGAATTAACCATATTAACGCCATTTTCAAAAATTTATTTATATCATGAAAAATGTATAGCAATTCATAATTGCAAATCATGAGCAATCCTAAAACATTGGATGATTTGGAGCAGGAACTGGTCCGAGAGGCGGTTGAAACCATTGAGGCCAAAATCGGCGCTAAAAAAACGAGCGACCCCAAAATGAAAGACATCATTGCCATCGTGGAGCGGTTCATAAAGAAGCACGAGCTGGTGTGTTACGGCGGCACGGCAATCAACAACATTCTGCCGGAAGAGGCGCAGTTCTACGACAAAAAAACGGAGATTCCCGATTACGATTTCTATTCGTCCAACGCACTGGAGCACGCCAAGGATTTGGCCGATGAGTTTTACGAGAACGGGTTTTCCGAAGTGGAGGCCAAGTCGGGCATGCATCACGGCACCTACAAAGTGTTTGTGAATTTCGTGGGCATAGCGGACATCACGCAGCTGGACCCCACGCTGTTCAAGAACGTTCGGGCGGATTCCATCAAAGTGGACGGCATCCTGTATGCGCCGCCCAACCTGTTGCGCATGGGCATGTATTTAGAGCTGTCGCGCCCCGAGGGCGACGTGTCGCGCTGGGAAAAGGTGAGCAAGCGGCTGGCGTTGTTGAATAAGCACCATCCGCTGAAAGCCGAGGGCTGCACGCCGGATAAATGGATGAAACCGTTCCAAACGCCGAGGCAGAACCAGCGGCAACAGAAGCATCAGCGGCAACAGAATCATCCGCAACAACAACGCTTCAAGGAAAGCCCCACTGCGGATGAAATTGATGGCACAACAAACGAGAGCGACGAGGTGCGCATGTTTCGCGCGGTGCGGAATGCGTGCATTGATGAAGACCTGGTGTTTTTCGGCGGATACGCCATTTCGCACTATGCAAAGTATTTGCCCGGTTCGGACAAGGCGCTGTTTGCACAGATTCCGCACTTTGACGTGCTGTCGGTGGACCCTGAAGCCAGCGCGCGCAAAGTGAAGGAGCGGCTGGAAGACAACGACTTTACGGGCATAATTGTGACCAAACACTCGGGCATCGGTGAAATCGTGCCAGAGCATTACGAGATTGCGGTCGGCAGTCATCCGATTGCGTTCATTTACAAGCCGGTTGCGTGCCACAGCTACAATGTCATTCAAGTGGGAAAAAAGCAGGTGCGCATTGCCAGCACGGACACCATGTTGAGCCTGTATTTGGCTATGATTTACACGGACAAACCGTATTACGATGTGCGGCGCATACTGTGCATGTGCAAGTATTTGTATGACATTCAGCAGCGCAATCGATTGAAACGCATCGGATTGTTGCGGCGGTTTGGAATCACGTGCTACGGCAAGCAGGAAACGCTGGACGACATCAAAGCCATGAAAGCGGAGAAATACCAAGAGTTGAAACGCGACGACCCCGTGTACGAGGAATGGTTTTTAAAGTATTCGCCGATGGAGTATTTTGAGCACACTTACAACATGAAAAAGCACAAGTTGACAGTTAAACGTTCGCCAAACGCGAAAAGCGTTAAGAACAGTGCAAAGAAGAGTCCCAGCAAGAGCCCCAGCAAGAGCCCCCGCAAGAGCCCCAGCAAGAGCCCCAGCAAGAGCCCCAGCAAGAGCCCCAGCAAGAGCCCCAACAAGAGCCCCAACAAGAGCCCCAGCAAGAGTCCCCGCAAGAGCCCCAACAAGAGCCCCAGCAAGAGCCCCAGCAAGAGTATAAAGTTGAGCACAAAGAAAGACAAACGAAGGACGAAGAAAAAGAAATCCAAAAAGACCAATGCGTTCAAACAAATCTTCAAGTTGATTGCATGAATGAAACCCTAAAAAAATAAAATATCAATATACAAAAAATGCAAACTTATATGAAATGGGGTTTATTTGTCATGTTGATTTACTACATAGCACGGTACAATTACAAAGAACAAACGGGCTTGGAAGGGTATGAAAACTGGTCGGCGTGCGTGGAGCAAGGATATCCAAGAGATTGGTGCATGTTCACGCCGAACCCAATGGAGCCCGCACCAGGATACTGCAATTGTGGCGGTGGTCGCTACGGCAGTTATCACGTGAATGGCAAATGCAACTGCTACTTGTATAATCCACAGCTGCAACCCATGTATGTCGACAAGTTGTTTCACGACTTTTTAGAATGATAATGTGAACGAAACTCTTCGGAGGAGTCGTCATGCAGCTGACAATCACAAGTTGGTGGCGGGTCATGGCACACGGTGCAACAAAAGCATCCGAATCCGCCTTCTTCGTAGCACCAGCACACGTCACAGTTCAGCGTGTCGTGCATGATGTCGGCGCATTCAAACTCGTCGCATCTGACATACATGATAGAAAACATGCCCACTAATACAGTGGCCAACGGAAAAAAAGGCAGAAGCAACATGTGTATGATTTAATTAAATGAACATATTTAATTAAATTTGATTGAACTTAATTTGATTGAACTTAATTTGATTGAACTTTGAATTGAATGCGTTGTTTACAACAGCCCAAAATTGGCGGGCAGCTCCGGAATGCACGTGCCGTAATACGACTCAATCTCTTTCAACTTGCGGAAATCGCGTCGCGTCACAAAATTCACGCCGCTGCCTTTGCGTCCCCAGCGCCCGGAACGCCCGATGCGGTGCAAGTACGTGTGCACGTCGCGCGGCATGTCGAAATTAATCACCGTGCTCACCTGCTGAATGTCAATACCGCGCGCCGTCACGTTGGACGAAATGAGCACGCGATGCGCCCCGCTTCGGAACTCTTGATACGCCTTGTCGCGCACCTCCTTTTCCATGCCGCTGTGAATGCAGCACACTGGGAACCCGTCGTTCATCATGGCCTCCGCCAAATCGCTCACTCGGCGAATGCTGTTGCAGTAAATGATGCACTGCGACACGGAAATGCGTGTGAACAAGTCCTTCAAAGTCGCGTACTTGTCGTGGTCCGTCTCCAGAGCCACGTGAAACTGGCTGATTCCCTCCAGCGTCAGCATCTCGCTTTTCACCAGGATGCGCACGGGGTCGCGCATGAACTTGTCCGACAGCGAATGCAACTCGTCCGGCATCGTCGCACTGAACAAACACACCTGCACGTTCGTGTTCAGCTGCTGAAAAATGTTGTAAATTTGCTCGTTGAATCCCGCGGACAGCATTTCGTCGGCTTCGTCCAACACAAGCATCTGCATTCCGCGCCCAATCGCGGGCTGACGGCGCATTATGTCGTGCACGCGACCGGGGCAGCCGATGAGCACCTGCGGCCCGTTGGCCTTCAAATCGGCAACGTCGTCTTCCGTCGAGGTTCCGCCAATGAGGAGCTGCACGTTGAGTCCGACCATTTGGGTCGCCAGGTCCTTGACGACGTCGTGTATTTGCTTCGCCAACTCGCGGGTCGGCGCAATGATGAGCGCCTGCGGATGCTTGTTGTCCAGCCGCATTCGGCTCAGCACGCCGGTTGCAAAAGCGCCGGTCTTGCCGCTGCCCGACTGCGCCTGGGCAATGACGTCGCGGCCGTCCATGATGGAAAGAATGGACTTCTGTTGAATGGGGCTGGGCTTTTCAAAGCCGTAGCCATATATACCACGCATCAGCAGCGGGTTTAAATCTGGTATGTCTTCCCACGCCTCGAATTCACGGGCCTGGGATGTCGGAGGTGTGGGTGCGGTCATGTTCTTTGGAATGGGTGCGCTGTTTCAGAATGCGACGGTGTGTTTAAGCCATTTTCAATTGTTTATTTTTATTGATATTGCCTTGCCTCATTGCCTCATTTAAGCAAACCAGATAATTTCTCTTGAATCTTGCATGTTTGTTGCTCAGACAAAGCAACGTGTTGTTGGCTCAGCAACGCTGTCAATATTTTGTGTTCGTTCAGCTGTCCCGCGGTGTTGAATAAACGGCAAATGAACACGCAATTGTCCACCGTGTGATTTTTTGAATTATCCAATCTTTCAACACTGAAATAATTCCACGTGTCCCGGTTGAATGAAAACGGTATCCCCGTGTAA